GCCCATGAGCCTCTAGGTATTTGCTTGCATAAGACAACAGCATCACCTTCTAACATAACCCGAAGTGCGGAACGTCAATATAGGCAACAGTGCTAATGTTACTTATAAATCTGTCCCGCTCAGCTTCGAGTTTTGCTTGCTTTTCGGTCCAGTCAACTTCAATCTCACGCGTGAAACTTGGCCCCTGCTCTTTGACCGGTAATCTCGCAGGCATTGAAGGGCAGAGCAGGATAGCGCACTCACAGACGGCAGCAGCCTCAAGGTAGATTAAATCGTCGCCGGTAAGAGCGTCATAGTCGGGTACTACTCTGATGATGTTTGCTTCAGCGATTAGCACAATATCCGGTTGATTAATGTCAGCATCGGGGATATAAGCCGCATCAACCCCCAATTTAGAGCGGATGCGGCCTTCAAAACCCTTAGTTTTTAGTATCTTATTGGCCATAGGGGAATCACCCCTTTCTATTCAAGGGTCAGTATTCTAGCACCGTCCTTGAAGATTTTGCGGAATCCGCTATTCTCGGATATGGTCAGTATCTGAGTCTGGTTGCGGATAAACTTGTCAGCCTCGCTGATAGTCGAACCAACTTCAAAAATTTCCTCAATGGTGTTGCTTCGGTTCAGGCCGTAAATAGCTTCTTTGCCGCCAATCTTATCAATGCCGGGGTTATAAAGCAGGGTAGTATTGACTACTAGGTCCTGCGGCAGGGTAGTGCTAACATTCAACCCCTTAGCTAACAGTTCGTCCATCTTGGAGGCAACGGTAGATGCCGGGTACAGCACTTCAAGTATCTGCAACAGTCCATCCTCATTAGCCACGACAGTATCGCAACCGTAAGGATAGAATTTGAGCAGGAATTTAATCCAGGCAGTTTTAGTCAAGGCAGCGTCAAAAGTAGCATCAAGGTCTTTCGCCTTATGTTTCGGCGCAGCGTTATTGTTACCATCACCGTCTTTAATAACGGTCAGGATTTCAGACACTTTATTGTTAGCCGCCTCAGTGCCTATCCGGTTGATGTGGCGCTCAAAGAGTTCCAGGCTCATTCTCCGTAATGCTTCGTAAGATGCCTCTACTGCACGACCATATTTGTAGAGGGTGATTGCAGTATCGCCCAGTTTGATTCTTGCTATGGGCAGGTCGGCAGCTTCAGTTACACGACGCATCTCGACTGCTTTCTTGTTATCGGTATCGTCCCAGTCAAGGTAAGATGCCTTGTAAACATTGGAGTCAATCGGGGTACGAGTAGCCACAAGGTAGTTAAATATCGGAAACTCGGTCATGGCCTGTACCAAGGTTCTTGCCACATACTCGGGGAACAGTATCTTGCTCTCATTGGTCCGGTAGAAAGCATCTACCTTGGATGAGAAGATGTTTTTGTCGCGAACGGTTTTGGTGAGGATTCCAGCCTCTTTCATTAGTCTTTCAAAAGCATCTAAGCCGCTACCTTCAGTAGCAGGGTCCAAGCTTTCTAAGAGCATTGAAAGGGTCATGTCCTGTGAATGCGCCTGCTGGTACAGGTCAGGGGTCAGGTTGCTTAAAGTAAATTTAGGCATATTATTATTTCACTTCCTTTCTTTCGATTAACCGATAAAGACCATTACAGGTCCGGTTGCACCAGTTGTCATAACCACATCAGCGCGAGCAACTCCAACAGCTCCAGTAGATGCCATAACAGCACCAGAGCCATTAACTACTAAAACATTGCCGGGAGAAGGTAGAGAGTTGGAGACTCCGGGGGCATAGGCATAACCTCTGGTTAAAACAGTCATGTTGTCGTCGTGGTCATAGGACTCAACAACACCCAACAGAGGGTCGCCAGCATTGCCAAAGCCAGCCTCAAACGGGCTAGCACTCCAAGTTACAGCCTTCCCGATTACAGCAGCGCGTCCAGCAGTAGTACCAATGCCACCAGCAGCAGCAACAGCAGCTGCTAAGGCCGCATCAGCCTTATAAGTCATTCCAAGTTTGCCAATTCCTTCATGGTCAATTCCACCTCTTGCCATTTGTGAACACTTCCTTTCTGTTATTGATAGGCATAAAAATAACCGCTAATTTAGCGGCTTGTTTTAGGGTAGTTATGTGTTTGCTAGGGTCTGCTACCTTCCAACCTTAAAAGCGTCATCAGGAAGGGTCTGCGCGATAGTTTGCTGATTAAATGCGCTTGACTGTCTGCCAGCCGGGATTTCCTCTTTCGCCTGTTTCTCGAAGGTAGCCATGATGTCCTTAATACCTTGAGAACCCATGCCAGCAAAGGTATTTTTCCAAGTCTCAGCAGGAAAGTCATTGCCCTGCGCCCTTACACCCATTGCCACAGCATCTTCCACCAGTTGGGTCATATAGTCCATGCCCTCTTTAGCGTAGGTCAGCACCTTGTCAGTGGGTAACTCTTTGCCCAGCTTTTCGGTTGCTTGCTCCTGAGTCATAAACGCCTCGGGGGTAGCAGGGGGGTCAACAGCAGGCGCATTAGCCAGAGCTTCGGCTACTGCTTTGTCGACAGCTTCTTTTATCAGAGCATCTACTTGTTCCTGAGTATAGGTTACGGGTTCACTCATCTCTTGGTCACTTCCTTTCGGTTTTGATAAATCGGGGACTGAATAAGTATTGCCTTTTGCAAGGTCGTCTTTCTTGTGATAGGTCAACAGCCTACCGCTATTAGAGCCATACGAGGCATAGGTCATTATTCCAGACGGCAGTTTCTTTAATTCCTCATCCGGCAGTTGAATAAGCTCGCTTTGCCCTTCTGGAAGGCTCATCTGCGATAATATGCCAGCAGTAGGATAAGCACCATCGAATACGCCCGACAACTCCATGAGGTAGCCCGGCGGCTTCGCTATGATGTAACATAACTGCCCTTCGTATTCACGGCCTCGCCAATGCTCGCATTTACTACCGTCATAATAGTTATTACCGCAAATAGAGCAGATAGCAGTTTCAAATCCAAAGCCAATAGATACGTCAAACAAAGTGCCATCCTCAATGTCAGCTATAATCGCATCAGTTGAAATGCCATCCTTCTCCTTGCCACGAACGATGTAAGTATCGCCATACAAAGCCCACGTTTCGCCTTCAACAGTGCCATCACTTCTCTTAATGCTTGCATCAAAGGTACGACCATAAACCAAAGCCTTCTGTAAGCCTGCCCACGCATGGTCGAGCATAAAGGCTACACCAGCCTTGGCATCAGTCTTATAAAGCTCAAGCAGGGACTTGTGTAACTTAATGTATCTTTCGGTTAAAAGCGCATCGCCTACCATCTTGGTTGGAAAAGCAAAAACCTCATCTTTCGATAAGGTCCTTTTTGCCAGCGCATTTATCTTTTCCAGTTGCCCCGCTGTAGGGACTCCAAAATCAGCCAATCATTTCACCACCTTTCACTGTATCATTAAATTAATTGACTGCATCTTTCAGCGTTTTGCCAGCCTTAAAGACAATACTTTTCTTGGCAGGTACATCAATTTCTTTGCCAAAAGATAACATCGTGCGAGCAGGTTTTCTCCTAGCGGAAAAGCAACCAAATCCTGTCAGCATAACCTCGTCACCTTCAGCTAAGGCATTGGTCACGACTTTTTGAAACGCCTCTAGGAATCTCGCGGTTTCAGCTTGAGTAAAGTCAGCTTCACGAGCTATCTCCTTGATAAATTCAGATTTAAACATTATATTTTTCCTCCTTAAATTTTCTTTTTGCATGGTCTGTACTCATACATAGACTTCACGGGGGCAGGGTCCTCAATGCCACAGTTGCGACACACATAAAGTGCCTTGCCGCTTGGAGTAGTCTTATCAGACCACACCCAATCGTGAACGTGACCGCTTGCTCTCTCCCTGCCGTAATTCACCCGGCAATTGTTCATCGGTTGCATCACGAGAATCACCCCCTTTGCCGAAGGAAACTCTGGCTCCTTCTACTGGCTCACCAACAGCATTGGTTTTGCCTAGAACAGCACTAGCGGCATCATCGCCATCCTGCCAACCCATCAGTTGAGCAATAGCATGGAATTCTTCTTCCAGCAACCTTACCGTCATCCTCTGGCCTTCGCTTTCCCAGTCTATTAGATTATGGGAGAATTTTGGAACAGCTTGAATGCCATGAACCCTAAGCCATAAGCGGGCTACTTCTTCAATCAGTCGCTTACTGCCACGCTGAATAGATGCTATACCAGAACAAAAAATACGGAATTGGACAGTACCCCAAGTTTCTGTTATTCCAGACGTTCTATTAGAGAAAATGCCCATCTGTTTACCGCCGTTCATTACCTGAACATCAACTAATTCAGTTACAGCTCTAACGTCTAAACTTCGTGCAGCATTGGCCCCCTGGTTCATGTTAATGGTAATGTCGTCAAAATGCAGATAGTCAGAATCGGGGTTCAAGCTATCCATTGCATTTCGTATCTCATTAAACCGGTTCATCAGCCATTCTTGCCGTTTGCCCTCAGTGCCATTTCTAACACTTGGAGGCATCGAGTTCACCATTCGCTCAAGGTCGATTGAAATGTCGTTTCTAGGGAATCCTTGATGGTGGAGTACCGCCTGCAAATCCTGCATTATCTGCATTTGAAAGTCGATAGACTGAAGGACTGAAGCCATTACCAAATTACCTCTAGGGTCGTCAATGTCAGGGTCAGTTGGAACCCAGAAGAAGTTAGCCTTGCCCGGTTCAAGCGATACCTTTTTCGCCATTTGTTGCTGATACGGAATCCAGACCTCGCGCCCATTGCGTTTTTCAAGCTCCCACATTATCGTTTGAGGGATAATGGGATAAACGTCTACAATGTCGGTTCTGTCAGCGTTTACTTCAACCTCTAGCCCCTGAGCACATCGCATATAGGCTGAGTAATGCAAAACGTCGATTAAGCCATCAAGTCCTGCATTTGACACTTGATTGACACGGCTTGCAAATTCTCGCCATTGTTTTTCTACAGATTCCATCCGCTTACCGTTCAAATCATTAAACTTCATTTCGTGCCCCTGATTGGCAAGTCTTACGAAGTTCCATAAAGCCATCGAAATATCCGGGGTCGTGCGTCTCAGGAAGTCTAAAGCTTCTACCTCATCGGGTATCGTTCGCAATGTTTCCAATACATCAGAAGTCCTTGACCGATAAGGCGAAAGGGTGCTGCTCTTGTAAAAACCACTGCCGGTAGAGGTTATTCTCCCTGTTGGTATAGGCTCCGGTTCTGCCCTCGCTCGCTTAAAAGGCCATCTTAATCTCATTCGCTATCACCGCCTTCGTTCATAAATCACCAACAATTGGTTGTCGTTCCACATATCAGGATTAACAGGCGGTATTACCTTGCAATGTTGTCGCGCAAAATCGCCTATTTGCCCTGGGAACGAACTCTCCGTAAAGGAATAAAAATGACAATCCATATCCATAGGCCCAGCAAATCCGCCTTGATTATACGGGACTAACGCAATAAAATATTTGCCCGTTCCTTCAAGCAAATCCTTGATGTTATCCATTGGATTAGAGAAGTGTTCTAAGCAGTTTGAAGTATAAACCACATCGTAAAAGTCAATCTCTTTGTTAAATGTCCTGCTCATAAACCGATTGCTAGGAAACAATACACGCGCCTTTTCAATCGCTTTTTCAGCAAAATCAAGCCCCGTAACATTGGCACCAGAGAAGGTTGCTTGCACTAAATTTACCGCCTGCCCAAGCGCACATCCCCAATCCAATACGGTTGTCCCTGGCACGCTTAAAAACGCTTTGACATCTTCCGGCAGGTTAGCAAGCATCAACTGAGCGAAATATAATGTCTGCTCTTTGCCGTCAAAGCCAACTTCCCAATTGTTTAAGAACTCATTTTCCCACCATGCGCGGTCATTTATCATTTGTTCACCGCCACCTTGTATACGGCTTGTTCATTGCCCATGTCAACAATATCTACAAGCGTTAAACCTGCCAATTCAAGTAAGTGTTTCATTTGCCGGATTGTCGGCACGATGATATGATAACTGCACTCTATCCAGTCCTGATTAGGAATAAATATCATACCTTTACCACCATTGCGAGTTACACGTTTAGCTTCCATTAGTGCCACAAGCGGGGCAATGGCATGTTCTAGGC